CCGCACCTGCAGGATAAGTGCATCACGCTCGCCAAGGGCGGCTTCAAGCACCACACCGCCATCTGCGAGGGCCATTATAAGGACATCCTGAAGGAAGCGTTCACGACCTACCTCGGCTACGAGTGGGTCGATATTGACTGAGGGCGGTGCATGATTTGTCTTGGAGTCGACATCGGCGGCACGGGCTGCAAATGCGCAGCATTCGATGAACGTGGTGTACAGCATGCGCTGTCCTATGCAGAGTATACGTTGGCGGCAGGAACGTCCAACCTGCCGCCGGATATGCTGTACCGTGCAGTGATGTGTGTCATGGATGACTGCTGCAAACAACTTTCCACACTGATGAATGTTGCAGCAATCACTATATCTTCTTTCGGGGAATCATTTGTTTCCGTTGATGCACAGGGCAAACCACTGTCGGATATTCTGATGTATTTCGGAAATGCGGAATCAGAAGATTTCTCAGAGCTGGTCAGGCGTGTCGGCGCAGAGCGATTCATGAGGATCGCGCGTATCATGCCGGATGCATCTTATTCGCTGGCAAAAATGTGCTACACACTGAAAAATGCAAGGAAACCTGTTTATAAGTTTTTATTCATTGCGTCGTATCTGTGTTTTTGTCTGACCGGAAAGTCGGTTTGCGACGAGTCGCTCGCCTGCCGGTCATTGCTGTACAATGTAGAAAAGCATTGCTGGTCGGACGAACTGTTGGACTTGTGCGGCATTGCGCCCGATTTACTGCCGGAAGTGCTTCCAACCGGAAGCATTGCAGGAACGATCCTGCCAGATCTTGCGGAAACGCTTGGTTTGCCCAGAACGGTACAAATTGTTATCGGCAGCCACGATCAAATCGTCAATGCGCTTGGTGCGGGTGTATGTCGGCCCGGCGATGCTGTTGATACATCAGGGACATGTGAGTGCATTACGCCGCTGTTTTCCAAAATTCCGGAAGGGCTGGATTTTCAAAAGAATAACTTTGCCTGCGTACCGTATTTGCAAACGGGTGGTTATGTGACGTATGCCTACAATATTTCGGCAGGGTCGGTTGTGCGCTGGTACCGCGATGCGCTCGGCGGCATATTCCGTCGGGAAGCGGAACAATCTGCCATAGATATTTATGATGTCTTTAACCGCGACTGCCCGGCTGAACCGTCGAGCTTGCTCGTGTTACCGTTTTTACAGGGAATGGGCGGGACGCCGCAGGTGAATCCCAGTACAACTGGACTGATTGCGGGATTGACAACACAGACGCGGCTTTCGGATATCTATCGTGCCATTTTAGAAGGCGTTACCTTTGAGATGCGTTACAACCAGGATGCGCTGGCGGAAAACGGCGTTACGTTTGAGCGGCTTTATGCTTGCGGCGGTGGTGCACGTTCAGATATCTGGCTGCAAATCAAGGCTGATATTCTCGGCTGTGAAATTGTCCGAGTAGAAACAGCAGAAACTGGCGCAATGGGCAGTGCAATTTTGGGCTTTGCCGCCGTAACCGGAGAAAGTCCGCTGGAGATTGCGTCACGCTTTGTGCGCTATGGGAAACATTTTGTGCCAAATCCTGCGAATCGAGCGATTTATGAGAGACAGTATGCGCAATATTGCCTGCTGCGGGATTTTTACACAAAGAGTGAGAGGTATGCAAATAGATGAAACAGGCAGTTATGTATGGCGGCGGCAACATTGGCCGCGGCTTTATTGGCGCGACACTCAGCCAGTCCGGGTATGAGGTGACCTTCATCGACGTGGCGGAGCCGCTCGTGAAGGCTTTGCAGGAAAAGCATCAGTACCCTGTCCGCTATGTGTCGAGCGAAGGTCATGAGGACGCGATGATTGAACACGTCACGGCGGTCAACGGCAACAATCAGGAAGCGGCTTCCGAAGCAATTGCCAGTTGCGATATCATGGCGACGGCCGTGGGCTCGAGAATCCTCAAATTCATCGTCCCGAACATCGTCGCGGGTCTGCGCAAGCGCTGGGCGCGGACGGACGCACCACTCAATATCATCATCTGTGAAAACCTGAACGATGCAAATAAGATCCTCGAAGGGATGCTCAAGGAGCAGCTCTCCGAGGAGGAAAAGACACTGTTTGACGTGCGCGTCGGTCTGGTCGAAGCATCCATCGGACGGATGGTGCCGGTGCAGACGGAAGAAATGAAGGATGGCGACCCGATGCGCGTCTGCGTCGAGCGCTACAGCTTCCTGCCGGTCGATCTGGCAGCGTTCAAGGGCGAAGTCCCGGGAATTCAGAATCTGGTGCCGTATGAACCATTCGACTTTTACATCAAGCGCAAGCTGTTCATCCACAACATGGGCCATGCAACCTGTGCGTATCTCGGCGGCTACGTTGGCCGGAAATATATCTATCAGGCCATTGATGATCCCGAGATTCTGAGCATCGTGGAAAACGCGATGCTGGAGAGCGCAATGGCACTGTCGCAGAAATACGACGTTGAACTGGAGCCGCTGATGCTCCACATCACCGACCTGCTGGGCCGTTTCCGCAATGCGGCGCTGAAGGACACCTGCAAGCGTGTCGGCGGCGATCCCGCGCGGAAGCTCGGCGCAGCCGACCGGCTGATCGGCTCCAGCCTGCTGTGCTTGGAAATGGGCGTAATGCCTGCGTATATCGCCGTCGGCGCGGCTGGCGCAGTCTATAGGTATCTGAACGAGGGCGGAGCGGAGCAGTCATATGACGCCGCGAAGCAGGTGCTCCGGGATGTCTCCGGCCTGCCGGACGGGCACGCGCTGACAGAACTGATTTTACAGATGTATGGGTTGTACCTTGAGGGTGAAACTACAGCAATGATGCGCCGGTATGCGCAGAAGATCAAAGTGACCAATATGCGTGAGGTAATTTAGGGCAACACCGCACAATTTGGCAAGCAGATTCGATGAGAGATTTTTCGTCGAGACAAGGTTTGAAAAGCGCAGGGATACTGTATGTGCCCGCATCCGTAAGGCGTCTTCGGCGCCAACGGCTGCGACATATTTCAGGCTCCTCAAACCGCAGAATTGGCGGAAAAGATCCACCGAAGCGCGAAGACGCAATTGTGCAGTGCTGCCTTAGTTAAAACGGTATTATCATCCGGAACTTAAGCCATAGGATTATGCAGCCGGTCGCTTAAAACACACTCATACAAGTACGCATATGTTATGTGGGGCGTTTACGTCAAGAAGCTGCCGTATAAATGGTTCACCACTGTACGGCAGTATTTCACAAGCACGGAATGGAAAAATATGTATTTTCTCGTTTGCGGATAGTATTGGAGAAATAAGTGTGTTCAAATCAGCGTATTATCCTTGTCGCTATTTTGTCGCACATTTTTCACAGATTCGCTCTGCCTTGGCTCTTGTAATGTCGCGCTGCTCTGTGATAATCTTATCATAGAAAATTTACGAAAACAGATGTTTCGCGTGCTGGTGCGCAGAAACATCTGTTTTTGCTTTCCAGTTTGATTTTGCGCGGATGGGAGGAACGCTATGGAGCCCACATACAAAAGCTACGTTCTGGAACTCCTTGAGAATTCTTCACATCGGCTGCGGCAAATTGAACTCATGCGATATGAGCTTCAGCATATACCGCAGGTTTCTGATTTGGAAATGATTGAAGCGATGTCCTTGCCGTCCTTGACAAGCAGCGAAAAAGCAGCTAACTCAAAAGCTGTTCCGGACGTTGCGCTTTCCTATAAGAAAACGGCTGAACGGATGAATGCTGAGGCGCTGGGCGAACTTGCGTCTGCCTATGTGAATCTCTGGCGGGAGCATGACCGACTCCAGCATTATATTGGATTACTGGATGAGCGCCAGGGCAGAGTACTCCGGCTATACTACTTTGAGTCGTATGTGTGGACAGACGTTGCAAAGGTTATGCACATGACTGTACGGACAGCACAGAGAATCCGGCAGCAGGCGGTGGATGAGTTGACAAAACTTTACGCATTTGCCGATTCCTTTTTCAAACTATAGATTTTAACATAATTAAAGATATTAGAAAGGAAGGGCAGAATGAAAACTCAGGATCTGTTTGCGGATTATCCGGATTTGGTGAATGTGAAGCAATTTCAGACAATGATGGGTGGTATCAGCGTAAAAGCGGTCTATCAATGTTTGCATGATGGCGAAGTGGAGTTTTTCAAAATCGGCCGGAGGTTTCTGATTCCCAAAGCAAGTGTGATCGCGTTCGTCAAGCGAAGAACAAATTCTAAAGATGTTTGACGCTCAAATAAAACATTGTGCTCAGTTTATGGGAGTGGTAAAATAAAGTCAGTCATTGGCAGAAATTTTACCGCTACCGAAAGGAGAGTTTATGATGGTAGCAGGGCATCTGCAAATCAAGAATGAGAAATACTATATGGTTCTCGAACTCAGGACCGAGCAGGGAGAACGCAAGACGAAGTGGATCGGAACCGGATTGGCGGTAAAGGGCAACAAACGCCGGGCAGAAGCCATGCTGGAGGAAACACGAACGAAATACCTTTCACCGGTTGTGAACAATAAATCCCAAATGCCGTTTGCGGAGTATATGGGCTATTGGCTGGAAATTGTAAGACCCAATCTGGAGGAAAACACGTACGCCGGATACAAAAGCAATATCGAAAAAAGAATTGTGCCGTTTTTCAAACAAAGCGGTGTTACGCTCGGCGAAATAAAAGCTGTTCAGATTCAGGAATTCTATACATACTGCCAGACGGTTTTGCATGTCAGCAATAATACCGTGATCCACTACCACGCGAATTTGATGAGCGCATTCAAATATGCGCTGAAAATGGATTTCATTCGTGTAAATCCTATGAATAGGGTCAAGAAGCCAAAGCCGATACAGCATAACGCGAATTTCTATAGCGCAGAAGAAGCGGAGAAACTGATTGCAGCAGTGCACGGGGATACGATTGAATTCCCGGTCATGATGGCTGCATATTATGGACTCCGGCGGAGTGAGATTGCCGGCCTTCGCTGGAGGGCTATTGATTTCAAAAGCAACCGGATAACGATCGAGCATACCGTGACGCAGGCAATCATCGACGGAGAGCGGAAAATCATTGCAAAGGATCGGGCAAAAAATAAATCCAGCTGCAGAAGTCTTCCCTTAATGCGGCAATTCAAAAAGATATTGCTTCAAATGAAAAAGCAGCAGGAGGCCGACAGAAAACTCTGCGGAAACTGTTATCACGAAAGTGAGTATGTATATGTCAATCAGCTTGGCATTCCATACACGCCGGACTTCATTACAGATCATTTTCGTAAGTACTTGAAGAAGGCGGGATTCCGAAAGATCACTTTCCACGAACTTCGTCATAGCTGCGCCAGCATGCTGCTGAAGCAGGGCGTTGGAATGAAAGATATTCAGGCGTGGCTCGGTCACAGCACATATAACACGACAGCGAATCTCTACGCACACCTTGATTCTGAATCCAAGGTCAGCGTAGGCACAGTTATGGAAAATCTGCTCGATCTCTCATCGGCACTCGAAAGTGCGTAAAAGCCATCGCGAAGCGACACGGCTATTGCTCGGATGTGCTTCAAAAAGCAAAATCGTAACCCAGCGTTAGCGGTTACGATTTTGAAAGGAGGAGCGACGGAGAAGCCGAATTGCAAACCAACGAAGTGTTTGCAATTCGGAAACGAAGAAAGACCTTTGCTGTCGAGATGGACGCGCTTGCGCGGTCATCTGACACCCAAAGGTCATTTCTGAGTGGTGCCGCTGACGGGACTCGAACCCGTACAGTATTTCTACCGGTGAATTTTAAGTCCACTATGTCTACCGATTCCATCACAGCGGCATATGAAAACTGTAAATTCCAGACAGGAGAGAACTCAGGAGAGAACTGAGCTATTGATTCGGGAAATGAAAACTGAAAAACGCTTGATTTTACTGGGGACTTAAGGTTCGGCGGGCAAATAGACCCACCGGATTTTAAGTCCCTTGTGTCTGCCATTCCACCACACCGGCAGATGGGAATATTTTAGCACTGAAAAGCGGGTGCGTCAAGAACAGAAACGGGCGGGGGAAGGAGAAAACGATAAATGTCCTGTTTTTGGGACAAGACCAGACAGGCAACAGTAGAAAATTTTATCGATTCTTTGGGCGTTCTGCCATCTTGAAAAACTAGAACAAATGTTTTAATATAAAAACACTGCCTCAAACATCAGCAGCTGGAAGAACGGAACGGAATTTAGGAGTGGATGCAGGATGACGAAACACCGAGCAGACAGACCAGACAAACAGGAAACGGCGGACGAGCAGATCGTCCGGATGTTTGCGGCGCTGAGCCGGGAAGAAAAACAGCAGTTTCTTACTTTTTTTGAAAGCGCTCTAAAAACGCGATCATGGCCTGCTTCAGATCATCGTCAGCATGAGAAAGAAGTTCCCTGAGTCTCGTGTCGAGCGGATCCTCCTCGTCGGACGGCGCGCCGGCGGGGAGTTTTTTTTCATCCGTTGCACCGGTGAGGTAGGCGGGCGTCGTGCCAAGCGCGGCGGCGACGATCTGAAGCTGGTCGGCGCTGGGCTCGGATTTGCCGGCCTTCCAGTCCTGGCATACGGTTGGCGTGCGGCCAATGCGGCGGGCGATGGATGCTTTGGTCACGCCTGTCTCATGGATCAGCGATTCAAATCTGCTATAAATAAACAAAACAGCCACCTCGCAGTTGTGCAAAATAGAGAATCAAACAAAAGTGCGACACACTCCCCTTGACAATCGTATATTAATGCGATATATTCAGAGGGCAGATGCGGAGAACGCGGCGGGCCGGGAGAAACTGGGTCTGCCAGACATGAAAAAGAGCGGCGCCGCAGCCGGAGATTCAAACAACTTTATTGTATCCGGCGCGGCGCGTTTTGTCAACCGCGTATCGCATAAAAATATGATTTTGGTGACCGATGATTCAATCGACAAGAGTCATCTGCGGTTACTTGGGGAGGTGCAGGAGGATGATGCGCAGCTGCGTCTGCCGGTGGTGCGGCGAGGCCGTTACGGAGGCGGACGAGCGGTATGAGGCGATGGACGGCACGGCGGTACATGCGGCGTGCATGGAGGAGTTCCTGCTGGAAACGGTGGGGGTGGAGGCGCTGGCGGCGCGAGCGGGGTATGAACACAGACGGGAGGTGGAGATGGATGCAGAACGGGGAGAAGGGCTTTGAGCCGGTATGGTGCCCGTTTTACCGGGAGGACAGCGGCAGGAGCATTTACTGCGAAGGAATCACGGACGAAAGCTTTCTGCGGCTGACGTTCGCTTCAGGCCGGGCGAAGCGGCAGCAGATGGAGATTTTCTGCAGGACGAAAAACTGCGGAAAATGCGAACTCTATACCGCCATCAATGCGAGGTATGCGGATGACTGAGGAAAAGGCCGGAAAGGCACGCCGGGATCCCATTGAAAAGGCGTCCGGAAATCTGGAAAAGGCGCTGGAAACGATCTCGAAGCGGCTGCTGGATCAGATCAAGGACGGCGAAACGCCGAGCAAGGAGTTGGGGGAATTGGCGAAGGTGATGAAGCAGGCGGTCGAGATCCGGCAGGAGCTGCAGGAGGAACGCGGCGGACAGGAAACGGGCGTGCGCGTGGTATTTGAGCGGGAAGCGGAGGAATTTTCAGGATGACGGAACTGCGCATCGGCGTGCCGAACGAGAAGCAGAGGCGCTTTTTGCTGGACCGGCACCGGCACATCGCTTACGGCGGGGCAAGAGGCGGCGGGAAAAGCTGGGCGGTGCGTACGAAGGCGAAGCTGCTGGCGCTGCGGTACGCAGGAATCAAGCTGCTGATCGTGCGCAGGACACTGCGGGAATTGCAGAACAATCACATTGACCCGCTGCGGCAGGATTTGGCGGGGATTGCGAAGTATAAGGCGTCTGACAAGCGGTTTGAATTTCCAAATGGATCGACGATCACGTTCGGCTACTGCGCGTGCAACGGCGATATGGGACAGTACCAGGGCGCAGAATACGACGTGGTGTTTCTCGACGAGGCCGGGCAGCTGCAAAAGGCGTGGATCGACGCAATCAACGCCTGCGTGCGCGGGACGAACGGGCTGCCGAAGCGGACGTATTACACGCTGAACCCCGGCGGGCCGGGGCATGGGTATTTTAAGCGGCTGTTCATTGACCGCCGGTTCGAGACAGGCGAGGAGCCGGAAAATTACAGCTTTGTGCAGGCGCTGGTGACGGACAACCGGGCTTTAATGCGGCAGCAGCCGGAGTATCTGAAGCAGCTGGAGACACTGCCGCCGAAACTGCGCGAGGCGTGGCTGTACGGGTCATGGGATGTGTACGAGGGACAGTTCTTTGAGGACTTCCGCGATGCGCCGGAGCATTATCAAGACCGGCAGTGGACGCATGTGATCGAGCCATTTACGCCGGATAAGGGATGGACAGTCTGCCGGAGTTATGACTTCGGGTATGGAAAGCCGTTTTCCTGTGCATGGTGGGCAGTTGACTACGATGGAGTTATTTACCGCATTCTGGAACTTTACGGGTGTACGAAGACGCCGAACGAGGGCGTCAAGTGGACGCCGGACCGGCAGTTTGCCGAGATCCGGCGGATCGAGACGGAGCATCCGTGGCTCAAGGGCCGGGAGATTACAGGCGTGGCGGACCCGGCGATCTGGGACGCTTCACGCGGGGAAAGCGTGGCGCAAACGGCGGCGCGGTACGGCGTGTATTTTACGCCGGGCGATAACGAGCGCATCGCGGGCTGGATGCAGTGCCATTACCGGCTGCAATTCGACGAAAACGGGTACCCGCGCATGTATGTGTTCAAAAATTGCAGGGCGTTTATCCGGACGGTGCCGCTGATGCTGTATTCGCAGACGCGGCCGGAGGATCTGGACACGGCGATGGAGGATCATGTGTGCGACGAATGGCGGTATTTCTGTATGTCGCGTCCGGTGAAGCCAATGATGCAGGCGCAGACGGCGGCGGTCTGGTCAGACCCGCTGAACCAACTGAAATAAGGAGGAAGCAATGGAGGTACGGACAACAGGTGTCCCCGTGATCGGGGAGCGGGAACTGCGGAGGGCGGCGGACATTCTGCGCCGCTACAAGCAGGGCAAGCAGAATCTGGAACGGCGCATCATCGCCGACGAGGACTGGTGGAAGCTACGGCAGTGGCGGCAGTTTTCGGACAAGGGCAATCCGAACGATGACCGGCCCGCGTCCGGGTGGCTGTTCAACGTCATCATGGGCAAGCATGCCGATGCGGTTGCGGCCTATCCGGGGCCGGTCATCCGCCCGCGGGAACCGGACGACCGGCAGGAGGCGCAGATGCTCTCGTCAATCATTCCGTGCATTTTGGAGCAGAACGATTTTGAAGAGGTCTACTCCGATACCTGCTGGCAGAAGATGAAGCAGGGTACAGGCGTGTGGGGCGTGTACTGGGACCAGGAGAAGCTTGGCGGACTGGGAGATATTTCGATTCGGCCCGTGAATGTGCTGAACCTGTTTTGGGAGCCGGGCGTAACGGATATCCAGAAGTCGCAGAATGTGTTTTATCTGGAACTGGAGGACAATGAGACGCTGCTGGCGGCGTATCCGCAGCTGGCGGGAAAACTCGGCGGGAGCAGCGTGGTGCTTTCCCGTTACCGGACGGACGATGCGGTAGATCTTTCGGAAAAGACGCTGGTGGTAGATTGGTATTACAAGAAGCGCGTGGGCGGAAGGAGCGTGCTGCATTACTGCAAGTATGTGGGCGAGACAGTCTTGTACGCGACGGAGAACGACACGTTTGTCCCGTCGGTCACGCGCGAGGCACGCGACCCGGAGACGGGCGAGGCGGTTTTGGTGCAGACGCCGGTGCGTGCGCCGACGTGTGAGCGGGGACTGTATGACGACGGGGATTATCCGTTCATCTTTGACCGGCTGTTTCCCATCGAAGGCTCGATCTGCGGGTACGGATACATTGATATCGGCAAGGGCGCGCAGGAGCAGATTGACCGAATGGATCAGGCTATTGTGAAGAACACGATCATGGCGGCGACGCCAAGATGGTTCCGCCGCTCGGACGGGTCAGTTAATGAGCAGGAATACGCGGATTGGACGAAGCCGTTTGTGCATGTGGACGGGAATCTGGGACAGGACTCCTTACAGCAGGTGCAGGTCAATATGCTGCCGGGGATCTGCGTGCAGGTTTTGAACAACAAGATCGAGGAACTCAAATGGACGACGGGCAATACGGATGTGACGAACGGACAGGTTTCGTCCGGTGTGACGGCGGCCTCGGCCATCGCGGCTTTGCAGGAGGCATCCGGGCGCAGCTCACGCGCATCGACGCAGTCGGCATACCGGGCTTATGCGCGGCTGATCCGCATGGTGATCGAACGCATCCGGCAGTTTTACGATCTGCCGCGCAGGTTCCGCATTGTGGGCGCAGGCGGGGCAGAGGAGTTTGTGTCCTACTGCAACGCGCGGCTGAAGGCGCAGAGCATGGGGCCGGAGGCGCTCATGCGGATGCCGGTGTTCGACGTCAGTGTTGCGGCGCAGAAGCACACGGCCTATACGAAGCTGGCGCAGAACGAACTGGCGCTGCAGTTTTTCCAGCTGGGCTTTTTCCGGCCGGAGATGGAGACGCAGGCGCTGGCGTGCCTCGATATGATGGACTTTGACGGCAAGCAGCAGATCTTGCAGAAGATTCGCTCCGGCGCGGATGCGGCGGCGTGGCAGCGCATGGCGCTGACGCTGGCGGGGCGGTACGAGCCGGAACTGTATGCGCGGCTGGCGAGCTCGCCCTCACCGGAGGCTCCGGGCGGGATGCAGACGGCAAAGAAGCAGGACGCGGAGCCGGCCAGAGTGCAGCAAGCGCGCAGGCGCGCCGGAGAGGCGGCGCAGCCGGGATGATTGAGGTATGGCTGGGAAAAACGGCGCTGACGGTGCGCGGGCACGCAGGGTTTTCGCGGTATGGCAGCGATATCGTCTGCGCGGCGGCGTCAATGCTGGCGTTCGCGCTGGCGGAGGCGGTGCAGGCGGCGGGGCTGAAAACACCGCCGGTGATCGAATCGGGCTGCGGAGGCTTCCGGCTGGAAGTGTCTGCGGACAAACGGGAGCAGGCGCGGCTGGACGGCATGTTTGAGACGGTTCGCGCAGGATACCGGCTGCTCTCAGCGCGGTATCCGGACTATGTGCGGGTTTTGGGTGAACGTGACCCTGAAAATAAGTTGGAAAGACCCGAGTGTCGCCCGCTTGAAGGGCAGAAGGAGGAACGGAATGGAGAAGTTTGATTGGCTGCAGGCGTTTGCAGCAGAGCAGCAGGAGCAGCCGGAACCGGGCGTATCGGCGGACGCCGCGCCGGAGGATGTGCAGGAGCGCGCAGAGGCGTTCCGGGCGCTCATCCAGGGACCGTATAAGAAG